AATAAATACCACCTAATCCTGATCTATCAAATGCATCTACAATTTTTTGACCAAATGGTTTTTTAGAATAATCTCTATTAAATGCTTTTTGTCTAAATGCATCTACACCAGCTCCAGCAGCTAATAACAATAATACACCACTAAAGAAATTAGCATCTTTTTCTTGTAGTCCTCTTAATAATATTCTTGATGTTGCTGCCATACCAAATTTTTTAAATTGAGTAAGTAATCCACCCATTTCAGTATTTGCCCATAATGGTACATCTCCTTTACTTGGAGTAACAATATCAATGTTAGCTTGTTTACCTATTGCTTGATGATAAACTTCTGCTGCTTCTTTATCTATCCATTCATCAGAATTAGCTACTCTTAATGATTTGTATGTATCTCCATTTTCTTTCCATTTTCTAGCATTTTTTCCATAACCGTATTTAGTATATTGTTTATAAATTCTTTTTGCCATAGAATCACTAATACCCATACTTCTTAATCTAGCCATATTTACTTTAGATATTTTACCAGTAAGTATTTGATTTTCTATTGTATCAAATATTCTTGTACCATTGTATAATGATGCAATATTTTTAACTGCTGTATTCCAAGGATTAGATAAATTTAAATAAGTAAAATATAAATTACCCATACTACTAGCTCCTCGTTCAAATTTATTAAACACACCAAAAGCATCATCTAAACCATACATAGCCATAGCTCTTGTACTAGCAAACATATCTAAAGATTCACCACCAAGTTGAGTAGTTTTTAAATTCATTTTATATATTTCTTTAAAGTATCCACTTGTTAATAAATCCCAAGAAACTTTATATGATTTACCCATACCATTAATCATTACTAATCTTGCAACATCTACTGTTTGAGCTATACCTGTAAGCATAGTCATAGCATTATATAATTTCATTAATCTAATACCTCTACTAACAGATCTGTTAGGATCTTCTGCTAAACCATATGTACCTCTAAGTAAATGTATCCCAGCATCTAAATCTTTTAATATTTTATTTTTTTGTATTTCTAATGCTTCAGCTTGTTTAGGAGTTTTAGCTGCTATAATCATTTCATCATATATTTCAGAAATTTGTTTTATTCCCATTTGATTTTGTTTAGGAATATAATTTGTACCAAATCCCATAGGATCACCAAATGCTTTAGTAATTTCAATGTCAGGAATAGTTTGGTTAAAATACATTTTATTTAAAATTTGTGTATCGGTTTCAATAAAACCTTCTTTTGATAAATGTCTGTAATCAATATCTAATGTTCTTTGTTTAAATCTATTAGATATTTTATTTATTTTTTCTATATATCCATCAATATCAGATGAACTTCCTTTACCAGCTGCTATTCTTATTTCATCTGCTAAATTAGGCATAGCTATTACTGGTTGATATTGTTTAAATCCTTCTGCAATATCAAATATTTCACTTTGTGTAATTGCTGGATTTCTTTCTCGTAAAGCTATTCCTAAAGTTTTTACAAATTGGTCAAAGTTAGCTTCAATAACATCTCTACGATAAACAACATTAACATAATTACTTATTAAATTTCCATTTTTATTTACATACTCTAATCGTTTTTCCATTTTATCAATTTGTAAAATCATATCTTCTCTTTTTTTACGATTTTTAGTTTTTGCTAAAATTTGTTTTATAAAATCAATATGTTTTTGCATTGCTTTTTGTGGTATTTTTAAATTGTCATATTCTTTACCTATTGTTTTATAAAAATCATCTATAGCTTTTGATGCAGTAATTACATCTTCATCAAATATTTCTTGTGTTCCATATCTTTGACCCATTTTATATTCCCAAATATTTTGTCTAAATTCTTTAGGTGTCATGTATGCTTTATTTTTTACAAATTTTGTATCTAAACCTCTTTCTAAAAAGTTTTGACTTTTAGCTCCTTGTCTAGCTAGATAACTATTGTATGCAGCTTCTATTTTTTTTGTAGCACTAACAACTAATGGAGCATAACGCATTTTTATTTTACGTTCTACACTTGGACTGCTTATAATATCTTTTAAATTTTTATTTTGAAACAAAGGAATTTCTAACATTCTTTCCATCATTTCTTGAGCTTCACTTACTCCTTGTTTTAATACTCTAAATACAGGATTGTATGGGCCTTGTTCTCCAAATATACCTAAACCAGTAGGAGCTATTTTATTCATTTCTTGTATTTCAGTTTCTGTTAATATTTTTGTAGTTCTTGGTACTGCTGCACCAGTAGTACCAGCAGCAAATGCATCTTGTTCATCATACATATTTGCATATCTATCAAATTTTTTAGCTGACTTACCATTAGGTATACTAGGAAATAAAGCTGGTACAACAAATCCAGCAGCAGTTATAATGGCTCTTTCTGCACTTGTTCTTGTATCATCTAAATATCCTTTAACAGCTTCTTCACCACCAATAATACTACCACCTAAAGCACTTCTTTTTAATCTACTACCTGTAAATAAAAATCTAGCACCTTTAGTAAACATAAAAATACTTGATGGATCAGTAAGACCACCTATTATTCTTCCAATTAAATAACCCGGATCTCCATTAATAGCTTTCATTTTTTTTTTAAATCTATCTAATAAATAAGTAGTATGATCTGCATTTTTAGAATGTAAAAAATTACCCATAAATTCTTTATAAGGTTCTAGTTGTGGATCATAAAAAGGATCATAACTTATATCAACTTCATATAAATCTTTTCTATTATCAAATACAGTTTGTACTAATTTTTTTGAACCTATACCTACAACATTTTCATCAAGTATACCTCTTACTGTATTTACAAAACTAAAAGCAGTAGGTTGTTCTTCTTTTTGATTGTAAATATCATCATCTGTTTGGTAATAAGGATTACCACTAGCTATATATACATCAGGCATTATTCTATAACTTCTACTGTCATATTATCATCTTGATTTAATGAAGGTAATTCTAATTCGTATTCTGGTACAGGTGATGCAGTTGATCTACCTTCTGCCCACATTTCTAATAATTGATAATTACTTTTAAATCTTCCTTTATATTGTCCATATCTTTGTGAATCATTATATAATTCTTGAGCTATTGAACTTTCAGGATACATTGCATAAGTTTGTTTATCATTATCATATCCAATATATGCTTTTTTATTTTCTTCTAATAAATCATTAGGTATATAAGAATTAAAATTACCTAAAAATCCTAATTTTTCTTCTGTTGTTTTAGCAGCTAATGCACCTTTAATTGCTGATTTCATTCTATCTCCAATAAAACTTCCATCATTATTAAAACCACTTAAATAACTTAAATCTAATAAAGCCATCATTAAATAACTATTTTCTGATTTAGCTAAATCTTCACCAAAAAAATTAACTAATTCATCTTTTTTAACATTCATATAATTAACAGATATTTCTGTACTATGTTCTATTTTTAATTCTTGTTCTCCTTTTAATAAAGAATCAATATTATATCCTTTATTAATTAATTGTGTTCTTACCCATTCATCATTTAAAGATAATCCATATCCTACTGTTGGGTCATTAACATATTTTCCGTTTTCCATTTTAGATAAATGTTCATATGATTGATTTTTATTCATAGGATCAAAAACTTTATTGTTATGACCACCTTCATTTTTATATATATGTGCTAAATATGGATTACTTATAAAATTATTTTGATTAACTTGCCCATACATAGCTTGTTTAATATAATCTCTTTGTGCATCTTGTACTAAAAATTCTAATCTATCTTTATTAGCATCAAATCCTACTGTGTTTTCAAAAACACTTCTTACTATTTTTTTAAATATACTTGGAGATCCAACTCTATTTTCTTGATTAGAAAAATCATCAATAAAATTAGCAAACTTTTCTGTAACTTCTCTATCCATTTCTGCAAATCTAGAATATCCAGTTATAGTTGATTCTAAAAAACCATCAGCCCAAGGATTAGCATTTAAAAAATCTCTTACATCACCAGGCATAGCAGATTTCATACCTTCATATTCTTCTTTAAAATATGTTTGCATAAAAGAATCTCTAGAAAATTTACCATCAGCAAAATCTACACTACTCATTGGTCTAAAATTAACTTGTGTATTTTTAGGATTAGGTACAACAGAATAAACACCATCTCCATCAAAATCTATTTGTAAATTATATGTAGGATATGGTTCAGTAGATTTTTCATCATAAGTAGCTTTTATTCTTCCATTATCAAACATATCAAATAAATTAGTTTTATTAAATAAATCTTCATTTATTCCATATTCTTCTTTTTGTAGATTACTCATATTCATTAATCTATTTTGTAAAGTAAAAATTAAATCATCTTGTATTTGTCTTTTTGAAAAACCTAATTTTCCATAATGACCAAATAAATCATATTGTTGAACACTAGTCATTACTACTACTCCCACTAAAAACTTTCCAATTAAATCCATCATTTGCAAAATCTTCCATAATAAACTTCATTGCATTTTTTAAATTTTTTTCTACTGCTTCTTTAGTTACATAACTTTCATCAGTAAACATATTGGTTAAATAAATATCTAAATAAGGTCTTATAACTTTTCTAACTTGATTAGCATCTACTTCCATTGTGCTATAAGTTCCATCAACTAAATAACCTTTAGTTTCTCCCTTTGCTAAAGATGTATAAATTGGCAAAGGTAAATTTAAAGGAACACTAAATGCTACTCTTTTATCTTGGTATTTTTCAATATATTCATTAACCATAGTTGTAAGATCAATTTGATTTGCACTTTCTTCACCCTCACCTCCATAATTAATAAAATTATCCATAGCTATTTTAATTTGACCACTTCTTGTTTGACTTGGATCTTTAGAAATACTTTCAAAATAATTTTGTGCTACTTCTAATCTTGTTACTCTATCAAAATCAGCATGACGTAATTTATGATACTCTTCTAATTTTAATATATTTGCTTTTACTTCATTATCTAATCCTTTAAACATAAATTCAAAACCAGTTGTATCACTAAAATAATTTACCATAAATGCAGCATTATCTAATTTTAATAAATCACTTTCAGATTTTACATTTACATTCATTATATCATTAAAAAAACTTGTTATTTGTGGTAATGGTTCACCTATCATTTTTGCATATGATACCATTTTATTAAATTTCATATTTGATATAGCGTTAGATTTTTCATCTAATATAGTATTACCACTACCATCTAATGTAAATAAAGGCTCAGTTCCTAAAAATGTATCTCTAATATCATCTACTCCAAATATAGTTTTCATATGTTGTTGAATAACTAATTTTTTTAAATCATTAGAGTTAGTAATTCCCATTGCTTCTGCATAACCTTTACGATCTAATGTAGTAAATAATTCAGCAGAAAATGTATCCATTTTGATTCCATTTGGATCACCAATATATCCTTGTAAATCTTTGTTAATTTTAGCAAAAATTAATTGTCCACCATTATATGTTAATCTATAATTAATTTTTTGTTCATCATTTAAATTTAAATCAATCATATCTTTTTCTAATTGATTTGGACTAATGCTTGTAAATTTTTCAGGAGTTTTAATAAAACCATCAATATTTTGATTTAATGTTTCTGCTATTTTTATATTTTTTTCACTTTCATATTTTCCAATTTGTTGACTATATGTTCCTAAATGTCCTTTCATAAAATTTTGTGCATTAGTTACAATAGATTGTCTTTCATCTTTTGTAGTATTAACTAAAGTAGCTTCTCCACCCACCATACTTATTTGTGGTTTTTTCATATATTCATTATTTAACATTTTATTAATTGATACATTTAATTTTTTTAATACATCATTACCTATTTGATAATCTCCATTAGTAATACTGTGTTCATACATAGCAGTATCTATTTGATCTTTTATTATTGTATTAACTTTTGATTGTTCAAAAGAAACTTGTAACAATCTTAAAAATTCTTTTGGTTCTATCATACTAGCTCTATCTTCAGGATAGGCAGCATTATATACAGCTAAATGATCTTTATATATTTCTGATACTGCTGGTAGCCATACATCTTTATGATAAGATTCTATTTTTAAATTTAAAGATTGTTTTTTCATATCATCAGGATCACCTGTTCCTATTTCTGAAATGCTAAACATATCAGTAACAGTTGTTTCTTGATGCATAACTAGTCTAGATTTAATAGCTTCTACTGCTTCAATATGATCTAATTTAATTCTAGTATTAAATATTTCTTCACCTTTTCTAAGAGCTTTTCTTGATATCATGCTTTTAGTCCATGATTTATATCTATCAGGAGCTTCTGATACTAATGTATTTAAATATTCATCAGTAGTTTTAGTAAAAGAATTAGGACTATCAAAAAATTCTCTTGATTTTTCATTAATAAATTTTGATGTAGTTAAATCTAAATCTGCTTTGTATTTTGCTTCTTCTAATGTTGCTTGTCTTTTAGCAAAAAAATCTAATTTTTCTGTAGCAACTTTTGCTATTGTAGAAACTGGATCTCCACTATAAGCTGGTACTACACCCATTCTATTAGCTACTGAAGAAGCTGTTGCTTGTACTTGTCTTTTACCTGTTGTTAATGCCATATTATGTTATTGTTTTTTTTGGTGGTTTATAATAATCGTATTGAGCATAACCTGTAGTAAGTTCACTTATTGCAGATACATACCCACCAAATACTAAATCTCTTTCTTTATATTTATTTTCAAACAACATAGAACTATATTTGTTTTGAATATTTTTTCCCATTAATCTTATATTAGCTATATCTTTATTAGCTATATTTGATGCTTGATTATTTATATTTAAAAAACTTCTGCTTTCATCTGAATATCCTGATATAGATTGCCATGCTAAATTATTAGCTATTGTTTCATTTAAAGCTCTTTTTCTTGCATTTTCTTCTTCTAATGCTTGAACTTTTGCCATTCGTTTTTCAGTTTCTATTCTGTAATTTTCTCTAGCTAATGCTCCTCTTTGAGATTGCACACTAGCAACTGTACCTACTGCACTTACTATTGCTGCAGCTGCAAATAATGTTCCTGAATTAGCACCCATTATGCAAACTGTATCTCCATAGCTATTCCTAATACCTTTAATGGTAAAGGATCATTTTGGCTAATAGTAATTGTAGGATTTTTACTATAACCTAAAAAATTAAATTCTTTTTTTTCTGTAACTGGAGTTATATCTGTACCAGAAGTAAAACCAGCTTGTTGTATTACTAACTCTTTAGAATTTAAATCTTGTGCTTTTAATGTAATATCTAAACCACCAGATATATCTACAATAGCTTTATTAACTCGTCTTGGTTGACCTGTAAGTGGGCCTGTTTCTATTTCTTTATCAACTGACATTGTTTCTAATATAGGTGTATAATTAAATCCAACTCTTACTCCAGTAGGAAATGGTGCAGATGTTAATGTTATTCTACTATTAGAATCAACTGTAAATTCACCTAATGAACCATTACCAAATACTGCAAATACTTTATCAGTGTTTTCATAAATAGCATTTACTGTATGAGAAAATCCATCTACTATTGTAATAACTGCATTATCAGCTGGTACTGCTGCAAGGTTTTTATCTAATGTTAATGTATGTTGAGAAGCTCCAGCAGATACAGCAGTAATAGTATATTCTGCTGCGTTACCAGCTATTGTAAATGTTTCTTGTATTTGTGGAGCAGTAGTAAAACCATCAACAATTAAATTGTTTTGATTTGTAGCTTGACTTGCTCCTTTAACTAATGGTGATCCTTTTTGAAATACTGTTGTTGTAGTAGAACAATCAAGAGTAATAGCATCATCATTAGCAAATCTTTCTAATAAATATTTAGTACCACTAGGTACAACTCTTTTAACTATTACAAATAATTTATCA